ACTGCTTTCGAAACAACGCAGGCGGCACCGCAGTCGGTATGTGGAAAGCTTCGGCTGCAGGATGGGCCGCAGTGGCCCTTGGCCTCAGGCTGGACTTCACGTCTGGCGGAACCTACGTGATCGCGGATGGAGACACTATTACCGGGGAAATCTCAGGCGCAACCGCAGTTGTCGGCAGGACTGCCCTGGCTACAGGATCATGGGCCGCTGGCACGGCTGCAGGGCGGATGGTATTCGCGTCCCAGACCGGCACCTTCCAGGCAGAAACCCTGAGGGTTGGAGCCAACCTGAACGTTGCCACCATAGCCGGGGATTCGGCTGCTATCACCATCCCTAATCCTGGCGGGAGATATGAGTTTGCGAACGGTAACTTCACCGGATCTGAAGATACCCAAAAGATGTACGGGTGCGACGGCAGGAATCTTGGCTTCGAATTCGACGGCACAAACTACATGCCAATCGAGACAGGGATGACCTCCTACCCCACTCACATCTTTATCCACAAGCAGCAGCTATTTTTCTCCTTCCGTGGGTCAGCGCAACATTCACAGCCTGGACTTCCGTATGAATGGACTCTGGTTCTCGGCGCAGGCGAAATCGGCCTTGGTGATCACATTACCGGGTTTATTTCCCAGCCAGGATCTGATGGAACAAGCGCATTGACGATATTCAGCACAAGCGAGGTATCGATCCTGTACGGGTCTAATATCAGTGACTGGAACCTCGTCTCATTTAAGCAGAATCTTGGTGCCCTTGAGTGGACTTCCCAGAGGATAGGCGATACGATATTCGTTGACAACCGTGGAATTACCAAACTGAGCGCCGCGCAGGTATACGGCAACTTCTCCGATTCCACTATGTCTGTGAAGTTTGACAGCTACATGGATTCGAAGAAAAATCAGATCACCGCCACAGCGATCAGCCGCGAGAAGAACCTCTATATGATCTTCTTCGATGATAAGACCGCCCTATTCTGCACCATAGTTGGCACTAAACTTGTGTCTGCTATGGAGCAGGAGTTCAACGACAAGGCGGTATGCATCTGCTCGGCAGAGGACAGCGGCGGTAATGAGTTTGTAATGATCGGAAGCGACGACGGAAACGTCTACGAACTGTTCCAGGGAACCAGCTTCGACGGAGACGCAAGGGCCTGGTATTTCTACCTTGCCCACGACAGTCTTGGTAGTCCGACGTTCTACAAGAGATACATCGTCACGACACTAGATGTTACAGGGTTAGGGTACGCAAGCTTTCAATTTGGCTACAGTCTGGAATATGAATCTGCCTACACACCGCAGCCAGCCCTAACAACCAGAGAGATTACTCTCGGAGACGTATTCTGGGGGTCTTTCACTTGGGGGCAGTTTTATTGGGACGGCCAGGTTCTGGTGCCAGAGAAATTCCCCACCATGGGACTTGCCACTAATATCGGCCTGAAGTTCGCAGGGTCCAGCGACTATGATGCAGAGCTTACGTTCAACGGGAGCCTACTGCAGTTTTATATGACAAAGAGCACGAGGTGATTCGATGCCGAATGAATATTACGACAGCACTGGGGCGCCAGCGAATAACTCGCTCGGCAATCCGGCATTGATAAGAGCTGAATTCGACGCCATCGAAACCGGCTTCGCCAAATTGCCACCGCTCGCCACTCACGCCAATGAAGCGGTGTTCGTTAATGCCGGTGCCACTGCCCTTGAATCACTCACTGCAGCCAACGCCAGAACTAGGCTGGGTGCCGAGGCTTCCGCTAATAAGGATGCCAGCGGCGGATTTGTGGGCCTCACTTTGTTGAAAATCAATTTCAAGAACGTACTCGACACATTCACGTCATTCCTGACAAACTCTAATACAGCGTCAAGAACATACACTTTCCCGGACAGCGACGGAACGATAGCGCTAACCACCGACATGCCGCTGAATGGGAGAAAGAATTGGATTATCAACGGAGACTTCAGGTTATGGAGGAGGAATACTTCCCATACGGTAACCGGTTACGGATCTGACGACAGGTGGTATGTAGGCAGTAATGGGACAACGTTCACCAATAGTAGGCAGGAGTTCTCCCTAGGGCAAACAGACGTGCCGGATCAGCCAAGATATTACTGTAGGCTGGTTACCGTGTCTGCGGCTGGCGCTGCTAATTATTGCAACAAGGAACAGCGCATAGAAGGAGTCCACGTGTTGGCTGGGACCAGCGTAACCCTGTCATTCTACGCCAAGTCCAGCGTCGCCTCCAATATATCCGTTGAATTTGTACAGAATTTCGGTACTGGGGGTGCTCCGTCAGCTACGGTCACCGGGATAGAGGTAAACAAGATCGCTATCACAACCAACTGGGCGCAGTATACAGTAACCGCCTCGATACCGAGTATTGCCGGAAAGACACTGGGAACGGACGATAATGATTACATGGCAGTAATATTCTGGGTTGATGCTGGGGCTGATTTCAACGCAAGAACCGACACTCTCGGTCAGTCTAGTAATACCTATGAATTCTCTCATGTCCAGCTTGAGATTGGCTCATCATCCACCGAGTTCGAAAGAAGAATGGTTGGTGAGGAACTGGAATTGTGCCAGAGATATTTTCTCGGAAATTCATATGCTTCAGACACTCCAAGATTAGCATTTTCCGGAGACGTTACAACGGCTATAGACTATATAGCTAAGGGGAATTTCCCGGTAGCGATGAGGATAGCCCCAACAGTTACGCTTACACATAGCGCCAGCAGTAGGTTTGATGCAGTCGCTGGCACTGCGGTAGTTACATCTGTGTCGGTGGAGGAAACCAGGACCAGCACCAGTACCGGGTCTGCTGGATATTTCGTTAGCACGTATACAGCAGACGCGGAGTTGTGATTTATGCCAAACGAATACTATAATCCAACCGGCGTTCCTGCGGACGGCTCCAGGACTGGCAGTCAGCCTGTCAGGGCGGAATTCGACCTAATTGAGGCTGGAGCTAACAAGCTTCCGCTTATAGCCAGCCATGGTAGCCAGGGGATTTCCGTTAACGGAGCAGCAGATGGTCTTGAGTCGATTTCCAACGCCGCATACAATTCAAGAATAGGATCTCTCGACAGCACCAAGAAGGATGCCGCAGACGGTTACGCAGGCTTGACCCTGTTGAAAATTAACATAATTAACGCTATTGGAACCATAGCCTCATTTTTCACAAACTCTAATACAGCGTCAAGAACATACACTTTCCCGGACAGCGACGGAACGGTGCTGACCAAAGAGAATACCCTTAACTGGGCTAGGAGAAATGTAATAATAAACGGCGGATTCAATATATGGCAGAGGGCAACCACCCAGGTTGATACCGATGGGTATTACTCTGACGACAGGTGGCTCAACGGTAGATGGCAATCGCTTGCTACACACACCAGAGAGAGCTTTACCAATGGCCAAACCGACGTACCTGGAAATCCAAAGTTCTTCTCAAGAACCGTGGTTGCGTCGTCACCTGGCGCAGATCATTACTGCCACAAGGAACAGAAAATAGAGAATGTTGAGACGTTGTCTGGGGGGATGGCGACGCTATCTTTTTGGGCCAAATCAGACGCCATTAGGAATATGGCGATTGAGTTGTATCAATTCTTCGGAACTGGAGGGGTGGTTCCGTCCGATACGGTATACGGCATAGGCTCACAAAAAATAAGTTTAACTGCTTCGTGGCAGAAGTTTACGCTGTCCATCGATATACCATCCGTCTCTGGAAAGATAAAAGGCAATACGTTCGACGAATGGAATGGTAACGACTACCTATCTCTGGTATTCTGGTTTGATGCTGGTGGTGATTTCGACTCAAGGACTGCGTCTCTTGGCCAGCAGTCGGGTACTTTTGACATAGCTAACGTACAACTAGAGAAAGGTTCGTCGGCTAGCGAGTTCGAATTATACTCACCGCAGACAGAGTTGAAAATGTGCCAAAGATACTACCAAACTGTCGAGGTGTTATTTAGCGGCAAAGTTACCTCTGGACAGACCTACAGAATGATAACCGACCTGCCGGTAATGCCAAGGGCGTATAATTACGGCAGGGATACTTTGTCGTCTAGCGATATAAACTTTGGCACAACAAGTTCCATTGGTGCATGGACTCACTTCTATTATTTTACGGCAGTTGCCAACGGGTCGGGCATGGGGCAATATAGGTCTACAATATATATTGATGCTGAGCTGGAAAACTAAGCAGGATAGTTAACTTGAGAGTATAATTATGTATGAATTCGAGGACGGCAGTAGGAAGAGGGTCAGAAACACCATTACTGGGGAGAGAAATATTTGTCCTGGAAGCTGGAAATGGGATGAATATAGGAGATGGGTCAATGGTGGCGGTATGACCAATGATTTCAAGGTCGATAAAACCGATGAGATAGAGCGCGATGTCGCCAGTGCCATAGCCGACCTTGAATCTGCGATGCATGAAGATGTTATGGTAGACGGTGAGCTTATCAGGGCCACCCCGATGGAGAGATCCAGGTTGGCTGGAATGCTCGCCATGGCTTCGCTCGG